GCACGTAGTCCACCGGGACAATAATATCGTCCCCGTAGACACGCACCCTACCCTTGAAGGATTTTACATCCTTCAGGGTCAACGGGCGTTCTAAGCCCTTCTCTATCCCAAGGAATATGGCCACGAGAAATACCATGGCCTCCATGGGAAAGCAGAGGGCTGAACCCATAGACGCAAACTTAGCGAGAGGAATAACTTCTCCGCTAAGCAGGCGTGCCCGCCTCGATCTACATGCCAACACCGCATCATGAAAGTGCTGATGCGGCCTCAACAGGAACGAGACGGACTCGCATGAAACTCTATCGGACGCCTCACTTAGATCAAGTGTGGCGAGGTCTCCAACTGCGGACCCTTGACGTGCCATGAGCTGGTTAGGCTCCTGGTCGTCAAGACCGATAAAGTCATTAAGGTAAGAACCCTTAATGGCATCTTGGATCAATCGCAATATTCCTTGCTGCGCATACTGCATCGCAGTAGGTTCCATCGCGATGATCCGAGGAGTTTTCATCGTTTTAGGGACGTCGATTACCTTCACAGGAATCTCCGCCCCGGGTTCGAGGAAGTCCACCTTGTCCAACTCCCCATAGAATGAGGAGTTTGGTAGCACCATTTCCAGGTAAGGAAAATAGTGCTCAAGGCGACATGGCCATGTAGTCTGGACGTATTTCTGATTCCCGACAAGAGAATCAGCAGTCGATCCAGGACCATGCTTCGGCCTGATGTCTCCGTCATAGATTTGTTTATCTATGACAGAGAACATCGAGCTGAAGATTAGGGAACTAACACGTTGGAAATCCTTAAAGGATCTCGTTCCGTGAAGCTCCTTGACTTCCTGCTCACACTCGAAAAACTCCGAGTGAGCATCGCGCACTCTACGAGGCTCACAATCGAGAAGTATCTTGCTGAAGACATTTGTCAATTGTCTAACAGCATAGATAGCCTCTAGATTGGGGTTATCGAGTAGAACGCCAGTACGAAGGTCGAACACAAGACGAGCGTAACCCGAGAGAAATCTCGGGAGCAGCCCGTTTTTCCTAAACGCTGGAAAAACGGTGTCGTCCACCTTCCCACGGTCAAGACATAGTTCAAAGTCTTTTCCGAAGGTAGGGAGGGATATCGTAAGAAACGATGTCCCTTCGTGTTGCGACCGACCCAGGACATATTGGATGTCCTGGTGGGCGCTAGTGCAACATCTACCCGCTAGTTCTCTAGCGAGCGTATTCCAGAGCAGAACTAGGCTTTTCAAGGCCCCCCTTAATTAGAGGTGATCCTTCCTAGGCCGAGTTCACGTCCAGATCAGAAACGACGATGAGGACTCTTGAACTGTCTGCTAGCTTTCACCAGCGAGCAGCTTCAAGAGGACCGTGTCGGCTGTCGCACTCCACAGGCCTTTGAGCCCGTTGAAGAGTGCGGCCTGATCCGCGACCGAGAATTGCCCTGAGTTCGGGATATCGATCACCGCGTAGCAGCTCATGCTGCGTGGCGATGTCGTACCCGTGATCAGAGTACTCCCGGCGTTGTCGCTGTAATCACAGCGAAGGACCCTGCGGGTCCTCTTCCCGTATTGGTGGGAGGAGGAAACCTTCAGGAGGTTACCAGCATTCACAGAGCCGGATCCCTGGTACTGAGCCACTGAACCCTGCTGAAAAACGCGGGGAAGTGAGACAGCACCAGAGGAAATCCCGGCACCTGGAGTGATGGTAAGGGGTTCCGTGAACATCGACGTGCTCCTTTTGCGTTGGTGTGCAGTGAACCTGTCACCTTACGACTCTGGTAATTCCTAGAGCCGCGGCTATGGCGGCTTGGGTTGGTGACAAGCCATCCCAAGTAACGCCAAAACCAAAGGGATTAGCCTGAACCCTCTTCTTCGTTGTTACACGAAGAGTAACATTGGGAACAGGCGGGTAGGGAGCCGGAATGGCTCCCGGGTACGAAAAGTTTCGTACCTTCCCTGCCATAAAGGTGTCTGTGACGACAGTCTTCTGCATCACATACCCGTATGGCATAATCGTGCCGTAGTTGATTTTGTTCTGTAGGTTTTTGATCAAAGAGCCTACATCAACAAACCAATCTGCGGCCCAGCTCCATGGCGCAAGATTCCACAACGTCTCAAGATCAGGCTTAGCTCCGAAGAACTGAGCCATAAGCCTCCGTCTATCACCTTTCGAGTGGTTGTCGTAACCACGCGGCATGTGATAGGTAAAGGCCCCGCTGAACCATGTTTCCTGTTCAACGGTCCTGCGACGTATGGTACTGTGCCATGGAATCGCACTACCACGGTTGGCCATTCCCCACATCCCTTTCAGACTGGGGTTATTAGTCAAAGACCAATAACCGGCAGGACTGATCCGGTTGGGGATAACCGATTCTGTGGTAGTACTCTCCTTGGGAAAGTGGAAGCTACGTCTAACTACTCGACCAGAATCACGAATGAACTGGTCGACTAGTCGATCGACTTTATGAACGGCTTTTAGAAAGTCGCCCATATCGCCGATCGTCGGTGCAATCCCGAACTGGTAATTAAGAAACTCACCAGCCAAGGCAACCGTCCCCAAAGCTCGGAGACGGCTCTCCCACAGGTGCGCGCCAGGTACTTTAGGCACGTCCTGCATGAGTTCACCGATAGCAGTAGCTGCCTGCGCAATCGCATTTCCAGGGGCACAGTTCGAAACCGCTATAGCTCCCTTGGCATTCAACTGACTCTTCGATGAAGAGGAGTCAGTTGGCCAGTCGGGAACAAACGGTACGACAGGCCTCTGTAAATACGTCGAGTCATCGAAACAAGCCAAGAAGTTCGCTGCGGGTGTGTAACGTAGCCGATACAAGAACGAAGTCGGCGACGTATCACTTTCCCCGTAGGGAGCATTCTTGGGAAAGAGTTCTACAAATGGGAGTTTATCCCCATAGAGAATCTCTCTCTTCTGAGTATAGAACTCAGAACCTCGATCCTCGAATCCGGCCCCCTTTGGAGGGGGCCAGAAATTGCCATCCGACTCAGTAATCTGAGTCCCGTTAACCGAAGCCTTCGTGGTATTCGTCGCGGCGTTTTGACCGGTCGGATCCACGAAAGAAGGATAATTTCTCCTTCTCAAGGCCTCTTCTGAGAGGACTTGAAGGGCTGGGGGCAAAGTTCTGCTCCGAGCCCGACCTCGGTTAACGAACAAGGATAGCTCCTTTGGTTACATTCATTAAATAAATAATGAATGATTGATGTGTTCGTTAGAACACAGGTGGTGCACTGCGCAGCCCCCC